CACCTCGTCGAGGGTCAGCTTGTAGCCCTTGCGCAGCTGGGTCGTCACCGACTGGTCGAGGATGCGCACGCCACGGTAGGAGCCGAAGTGATCCTTCACCTCCTGCTCGTTCATGATCGCCACCTCCTTGACGTTGCCGAACATGGCGGAAGTGGCGTCGTAGGAGGATTCCTGGGCGGGTGCTTCGGTCGCGTCGATGATCAGGGAAAAGTCGCCGGTGCCGACGAGGGTGAGATTTGGGTTATTCATGGGCGGACTGGATGGTGGTGACCTTGAAGTTGCAGAAGTAAGTGGTCAGGCCGCCGTCGAGGGGGCCGGCCTCGTAGGCCGGGGTGTCAACCGTGAGGACGTTCTGCAGGCCCCGCTGCGCCGGCCAGTCGGCCTGGTGGACCGCGAGGAGCACCTCCTCGACGTATTCAAGGCATGAGCGCCCAGTCAGGTTTGTCGCCGGATTCTCGAGAACCGACACCATGACCGTGTTCTCGAGGTAGAGCTGTGGACTCTTGCCGGCGCCCGCTGGACGGCCCGTCGCCTGCACCACCACGATGGCAAGGCCGGTCTCGCGCAGAGCACCCTCAAGGCGCTTGTTGTAGTCCGCGCCGCCTGTCGCGATGATTTCCAGGGCGGCAAGATTCGGCCGCTCCCGCAAAAGGGCGACCACACGCCCGGTGACCTCTGAGAGCCTCATGCTCCGCGCGGGGTGTCAACAGCGTGTTCGCCATGGAGATCAGTTCAGTGGTGCGGATTTTCTGCTTCCGGTGGGTCACCTCCATCGCCACGCGCCACCACCACTGTCCGGAGACTTGCACCGCGTCCACCGCCAGCACCTTCGCCACCTTGCCTGCGTAAATGGGCAGGTATCGCCGCCCCTGCCAGATGCGCTCGCCGATGACCAGGCTATCCCCAGGACGGTACGGGGAATTGCGATCCGACCAGCGCCTGAGGATTTCCTGATGCTTCGCCTGCAAACGTTCGATGGCACGGTCGATTTTCACCAAAGCCTGCAGGTAGTTCATGCGCACAATCCTACCTGTGCCGTCCACCCTTCACTCGGGGGTGTGCGGGCTACCCTCTTGGCTGCGTGGCTGCGAGCAACTCCTGAAACCGCTCGCGCTGCTTCCTGGCGATGTAACGGCGCATGTCCGCGACCTGTGCCGCGAGGGCCTTGTCCACGATGCTGCGCTCCCGGTTTTGCACCATGGCGCCCTCGAGGAAACTTTGGAGCCGTACCCGCGGATTGCGCTCACCCTTGGCTGTGCGCACGATTGATGCGCCGATCACCGCCCGGCCGCGCGACAGGGCGCGAAAATTGCCGCTTTGCCCATCGCGCCGCCGTCGCCACTCGCGGAATATCCAGCTTGCACCGAGCCAGCCGATCGAGCGCTTCCTGGCGGCAATTTCCTGTTTCACGCTAAGGGTGCGCCCATCTTTGCCCTTGCGCCGCCGGATGGCGTAGCCGCGACCGGCCACATCCTGCTCGATCTTATCCTTGGTCGGGGCGATGGCACGGAACTGCCGGTAAAGTTCATAGCGCATGCGCTGCGCGCGCGATTCGATCAGTGGCCCCAGTTCCTGCCGGTTGTACCTGGCGTATGCCTGCAGGGTGCGCTGGAATGACCGCACCTGGTTGGCAGCGTCCGCGTTCACCCGATCTTCCCCATGAATTTGAGGATGGCGATGACGGCCACCGCGACGGCAGGCACCGCGGTCGCCACCCAGAAGAAGCGCAGAAGCATGTCCATCTTGTGGCGCAGGTCGTTGATTGCAGCCTTGAGGCCGTTGTCGCCGTCGCGTCCCCAGAGGGTGATCTCGAGGGTCGTCAGGCGCCGCTCGATGGCATGCAAGCGATCATGGATTTCGGAATCGTTCATGGGTGGGTGACCTGGCAGGTGAAGCGGACGGTGATGCTGTTAGGGGGACGGCGGATTACCAATACCCGGTACTCGATGTTTTCAGCGTCGGTGAAGAACGCGCCCACAGTGGGCAGACCGTCGTCGAAGTCCGAGCGCAGGGCGGTGATTTCCACGGCGTCGTCATCGGTCGGGGTGAGGTCATGGCGCTCATAGTCGGGTGCGCTGTCGCGCACGAGTGCTCGGAACTGCACGGTTCCCCACAGGTAAACCCTGCCGGAAATATCGAGTAGATCCTGAAAACCCTCGGTCTGGTCTGCATGGCGCGGCAGCATGCTGGCGACGGTGTGTCAACGGGCGATGCAAGCATTGGGCTTGAATGTTGGCCTTGGAGCGTTACCAGAGCCATATGCGATTGGATCGATTCTGCAAACTTATGGGTGCCTGTATGCTGTTATCCCTGATCATGCCGGCCATGTTGGCACTTGTTCAAATATGGTGGTTTGGCATGTTTTTTCCATCTGCTCCCTGGATTGCTGCGATCATTCCGCTTTCATATATCGCCATCACCTTGCCCATGGCGGTGAACCTCTTCTTCAAGAGAAACTGGCTGTCACGGCTGGTTCGGTGGCTAAGCCCGGATGGAAAAACCTTAGAGCCATGGAGAATCGTGATCGATTGCGGTAAGAACGATCAATCTCCGGCACCAACATATCCCGAACCAGTACAGGTGGCACAGCCCCCAATCCAAGGGGAATCAACCCGGCATCCGGATGAACGCTATATGCCACCAAAATATCGCGGTTAAAAAACAGAGCCCCCGGCGGGGAAACCGGAGGCTCTGGCATGAACGCGAGCGATGACTCAGAAAAGATGCCGGCTTAGCCTCCGGCCGCTGGAGCGGTGATCCGCTTGATGCCGGCGGCGATCGCCTTCTTGAAGCCGTAGACGCACTCGAAGGCGGCGACGAGCTTGCCGGAGTCGGTGTCGTAGTAGCGGCGGTAGCCGAGAGTGATGCCCGACTGCGGATCGGTCACCGGGCCGGCCTCGATGTAGGCCTCAGTAACGATCGGCTTGAGGTAGCGCATGGCGACCGCGAGCCCGCGGGGATGGGAGGCGAAACCAACCAGGTTCTGGCTATTGTCCGGGAGGATCGTCGTCTCGTAGACGTCGAAGCCGTAGACCCGGGGGATGCGCGCCTCCATGAGCGCGGGCTGGCTCATCTGCATGAGGTAGCTGTGCGAGATCTTCGGATCACCGAGCAGGTTCGAGTAGTAGGCGCTGTCGAGGATGAGGGCGCGGTCGGTGACCGGCATGTTCGCCTGGGCGCAGGCCTTGCGGACGGCAAGCACAGTTGAAGAGTCGAAGTCCTCGGCATCGACAGGGTCGATCGCGGGAGCGCCGTAATTGGTCGCGGTGACGATGCTCCAGATGTCGGTCAGAACGTCCTGGGCGAGCTGACGGGCCTTGCTGATCGCCAGCCGCTCGATCGACACCCAGGACGATTCGCTCACCTCCTTGTCCGTGAGGTGCAGCGACTGGACCTTGTGTCCGTCGAGGACGACCGGGATCCCTTGCACGTCACTGTCGGCGTTGGCCGAGTAGCTGCCGGCAAAGTCGTAGCTCGTGTTGGCCGCGCCGATCACCGGCACGTTCACCGTCTTGCCGCGCTCGGAGAACTCCGGCGAGAAGTCAGTGGAGAAGGCCCGCAGCGGCGTGAGCGCCGCCACGAATGCCTCGAGAAACTTGTCCGCGATGCGGATGTCCTGAACTTGGGTTAGGTTGTTGGCCATGCCCTGCATGGCGTGTCAACCGGAGGCAGCTGCATGCGTGTACAAAAAAGGCGCTGCAAACCCGAGTTCACAGCGCCTTGTATGAGCACGAACCTATAAAAATGTCAGCTGCCCCGGATGATAGCCTCCCGGTGCTTGCGGAAGAACGCCATCTGCTCGGCTGGATTCTGAATCGAGCGCATCTGCTCAAGAAGCGACTGTTGCATCGGTTCACCACCGGGGCTGACCTGCGCGGGCTCGACGCCAACCGAGGCGCAAATCTGCGCAGCCTTGGCTTCGGCACTCTTGGCCTCCGCCTCCAGTTGGCCGATACAGGTCTGCAGTTTGCTGACCTTTTCCAGCGCCCGGGCAAGTTCACCAGCCTTCTGTGCCGTCACCGCTTCGGCATCAGCCAGCTTGGCGTTGTGCGCCTGCTTTTCCTTGGCGGCTTCCTCGAGGATTTCCGAGGCGGCTGCGATATCGGCACGCAGGGCCTCAGATTCCGCAAGGGCGTTCTGGCGTTCCCCTTCCTTGGTGTAGAGGTCCGCGAGGACGGTGTCATGCGCGGTGCGCAGCGAGCTGTACGCCGTACGGGCGTCGGCCAGAGTCAGCAATTCTTCGGCAGTTGGAAAACTCATGCCGGATGTGCGTTGTCAACCCGCCGCAGGAGCTCGGCATAGGTGTCGGCATAGCTTCCGACATGGTCGACCAGGTTGGCCTCGCGCGCCCGGCGCCCGACGAATGTCTGGCCACGCATGGCCCCAGGACTGACCGCGCGGTGCCGGAGAACGTGGTCGCGGAACTGGCCGAAGTAGTCATCGACCATCTCCTGCAGGTGCGCCCGGTGCGCCTCGGTGAAGGCAGGCGGCCAGGTCGCATCCTTCAAATCGCCGCCACTGTGGGTGATGTAGGCGGGCTTCCAGCCGCGCTGCTCCCAGGCGCCGGAGACGTCCACCAGCGGCAGGATGGTGCCGATGCTTCCGACCTGGGCTGAGGGGGCGGCAGCGATGAAATCCGCGCCGACCGCAAGCGCGTACGCTGCGGATGCGGCCAATTCGTCGACCCATGCCGCCTTCGGCACCGTGATCGCGGAGATGACCGCCGCGGCCTCGACATTGCCTGCCGCCATGCCGCCGGGCGAATTGACGTGGAAGAGGAAGCCGCGTGCGCCATCCCCGGTGGCGATCCGGATTTCATCCTCGATCTGCTCATAGCCGGTGTTGCCACAGGTACGCTCAATCTGGCTCAGGTGCCGCCCCAGGGTGCCGGTGATGTGGATGTGGGCGATGCCATTATCATCGATCTCGGCGTCAGGGCGCGGGTTCACGAAATCGGAGAGATTGAGGTTCTCCGCATCGGCCATCAGCCGGCTCTGAAATAGCTGGTGCAGGGTCAGCCAGCCATCCGTCGTGATATGCCAGGGCTGTCGGTAAAGGGCGTTGGTGATCTGGGCTAGGCGCATGTCTACTGCCCGGACCTGTCAACCGAGGGAGGCTCCGCCGGGGCGATCATCTGGGTGCCGCTCGGCTTCCACAGCATCGACACCGGCACACCATACTTCTGCGCGGCATCGAGGATCGCGCGGGAGTCCTGCGCCCGTTTTTCCAGCTCCTCGCGGAAGTCCATACCGATCTCGGAGAAGTGGTCGGAAAGGGTGAGAAGGCCCGACTCAACATCGGCGCGATGCTGGGCAGCCTCTCTCCCGGAATCGACCGTCACCCGCCGCGGGCAGACCCATGTCACCTTGTTCCAGCCCGGAACCGGTTCCAGTTCCCCCCGGTCGATGGCATCACCGATCACCCAGCCCCAGGTGGGCCGCAGGAAGCGTTGGATGAGGATCAGTTGCCGGTAGGAGAAGCGGCGGTCGGCCTTGGCGACGATGAGGCGCACACCGGCACCGCCGATCTTCGAGGCATCAAGCACGAACTCGTAGGGCAGCACCCCGGCGCTCGAGTCGCGCTTGAGGTGCTCAAGGAAGCCGGTGAAAACTGGGCTCGGACGGTTCGACTGGAAACTCTCCATCGATTCGCCCGGCTTCAGCGCCACCACCTTGCCGCCAAGGATCCGCTGCAGCGCCGTTGGGTCGCTCGGTTCAGCAGATTCGCCACCAGCCCCCTGGGAGACGAGAAAATCACTGTCATCATCGAGCGTGCCGTCCTCGCGCTTCACGACCCGCGACACGTCCTGGTTGTCCTTCACGGCGTGCTTCTCCAGCGCCAGCATCTCCATCTCGTCGAGGATGTGATTGATCGAGTGCTGGAGCGTCGGATGGTGGCGGGCGCCGCTCGCAAACTCCGGCTCGAAGACGTGCATCACCGCATTGGCGAAAACCGGCCGGTAGCTGCCGTCGTCCTGCAGGACTAGGTAGGCCAAGGGAGCGCCGACCGCGTCGAAGATGATCCCGTCAACGGCCTCCGTGGCGTCCGCTGGCGAGCCCACCCGGTGCGACTCGACAAGCTGGATGCGTGCCCGGTCGAAGCGGTCCCGCACCTTGAGGATGAAGTATTCGCCGTCGATGTCGATTCCCCGGCAGACCAGGGACTGGCACTCCTCGAAGGAGAAACGGCCGGTAATTTCGGGGCGTGCCGACCAGCGTGCAAAATATTCCTCGGCGGCGTGGTTCCAGGCGGGGTCCGCCGATTGCGCCTGCGGCCGGATGCCGTCCCCGGTCGAGTAGATCGCCATGTCGCCCACCACCTCGCGGGTGAAGCCGCTGTTCTTGCTCAAGTAACGGCTCTTGCGGACGAGTTCCCGGCGCGTGTGCGAGGTCAGCTCCTTCCTGGCATCGGTCGGGGCCGCGCCCGGCACCCGGGAACGCCGGCTCGATGGATTGGCCGCCTCGTAGGGCGAGATGGACAGGATGCGCGCAAGTTTCCGCAGGAGCTTCACACCGGGGCACGCGTGTCAATCGAGGCTACTTGTCGAGGTACCCGGAAAAGCCGCTTTGCGCCACCCGTCGCCGCGGTCGGCCGTAGGTTTCCGGGGCGAGCTTTTGCAGCGCCTGCTGGCAGGCGGCAATGATGGTGTGGATCTCGTCGATCCGACGCTTGGTGACCGAGGAGCCATTGTCCGCGTAGGCGGTGAGCGTTTTCTTGAGCTCAGCCTTCTGCGTGGCAAGAATTTCCTCGACCTCTTCAACGGTGAAGCCGATGCTATAGTCAATGCAAGTCATAGATACGAAAAGTCTTTCGTCAACCAGTACACAGGAAGCACTTGATAAATTCTGGCAACAGTTGCGTCCTCATTACCAATTTGTTTATGATGGTGTTTTAGATTTGGATTCTTGGTCAAACGCTGTTCCTCGGATCGCTTTCTTGCTCAAAGAATCCAATGACGATTTCACCCAAATCAGGAACAATGTTCATGACCCGAGAAATGGTAACAGTAGATTGTTCTGGAGAAATCTTAATATTTGGACTTACACTATACAATGCAAGTGGCGGGGACTAGCACCCTCTTTTGAGGAGGCTTTATCGCTCAGAAATAACCCAGTGATGGCGATTTCCTATGTTAACATTAAAAAAAATCACGAGAAAAAAGCGAAGAGCGATTGGGTAGATCTTCGCGATTACGTGATGAACGATTGGCCTTTATTAGAACGGCAACTTCAACTTATTCAGGCTCAGATAATTGTACTTTGTGGCACAGAATCGCTCGTTCTTGATAAGTTTAGTAATTCCACCTTTAAGGGGTCCGGAATTCAGTTGTTGAGAAGCGCTCATCCCAGTAGTCGGATGTCTTACCGTTCGCACTTTGATCGATTGATTGAACAGGATTTCATTGATCTATAATCTGGAAGCTGTCAGTTACATCCTGTCCATTCCGAATCACCCGCCGCCCTTCACCGCCAGCCAACCACCGCTTCACCGCGACATCGCAGTATGCTGGTGAAATCTCCATGGCGTAGACCCGCCTGCCGAGCTGCTCACCGGCAATGATCTGCGATCCGGAACCACTGAAGGGCTCGTAGCAGATGTCACCGCGATTGGTGTGCTGGCGCATCGGGATGGCGAAGCACTCGAGGGGCTTCGGAGTCGGATGGTCCGGGCGCTCATCGTTGTTTAAACCCTCGATGTTCCAGACCGAGCGCAGGTATTCGCTGTCGGCGCGCGGTGGCTTCTGACCCTTGACCCATCCGAAGAAGCAGGGCTCGTGCGCCCACAGGAACCACGAGCGGGTGAGGATCGGGCGGTTCGGCTTGTGCCAGATAATCTGCTGGTGGGCGAAAGCGCCGTTTTTCTCCCACGCCTCCTCGACCATCCGCTGGCGGCGCGAGGCGTGCCAGCAGTACCAGGCGGCGTTCGGCAGGATGGCATGCTCGATCGCCACCTTGATGAACCGCTCGTAGAGCTCGTTGTTGCACTCAGCGTCGGCCTCGTCCCAGGTCGCCCCATAGGTTTCCGACCAGTCGGTGTTCTTGGTGCGCGTCTGTCCCGGGTGGTTCGTGCCGTCGTAGCCGACCAGGTACGGTGGATCGGTGGCAAAGAGAATGGCGCGCTCGCCGTTCATGAGGCGGAGCACGTCCTCGGCGTTGGTGGAGTCGCCGCAGAGAAGACGGTGCGCCCCGAGTTCGTACAGATCCCCCGGCTGGGTGATCGGATCGACCGGTGGCGCCGGCACCGTGTTGGATTCGTCCTCCTTCGTGTCCAGACGGTCGAGGATATCGTCGAGCGAGTCCTCGTCGAAGCCGGTGAGGTCCAGGTCGATCTCGCCATCGAGTTCCGCGAGCAGGCTTTTGAGCGCATCGTCGTCGGTCTCTGAGAGTTCGGAAAGGCGGTTATCAGAAATCAAAACCGCCACCTCATCGGCGTCACTCGCAAAGTCCTGGAAGTCGACCGGAACGATCTGCATCCCTAATTCCTTGGCCGCCATCAATCGCCCATGTCCCGCAACGATGTAGCCACTCCGCTTGGAAACGGTGATTGGATGCCGGAATCCGAAATAGCGGATGTTTTTCGCGAGGAGCCCAATTTGCGAATCCGGGTGCTGGTTCGGGTTACGAGGATTTGGCCTTAACTCCGCCACCGGCACCAATTCATCGAAGGAGCACCAGACCTCTATTCCATTGGCCAGGGTACGAGCCTTGGGAGGTTCCGGAGTTGGGACGGCAGCGGCGGTTTCGCTCATGCGAACGCCGCGCTGTCAACCGGTCACGCGAACTCCAGGTTGCGCGAATACTCCCGCACCGGCGCAAGATGGGCAAGGTGCCCATAGTCGCCTTGCAGGAAGTAGGTCCAGGCCTCGACCGGATCCCCGCCGATCACCTCGCAAGTGAGCACGCGCCGCCGGTAGAACCGGGGGTGCCCCTCGAGGTGATCCAGAATGCGCCAGCCAACAGCATCCTCGACGCGGTAGAGCTCCCCGTGCACGCGGTGTCCGGAACCCCTGACATCGAGCAGATACGGCAGTCCGTCGACCACGAGCGGGTAACGCTCCGCGGTCACCGCTCGGTTTACGAACATTCCGTCCGCCCGCTGCAGCGTGTAGTGGTTGCCACAACCGCGCTTGAGGGTGCCGTAAACGAAGACGAGGTCGGGCTTCATGCTTCCATCCTCCACGCCTCGATGTCGGATTCGCTGGCCCAGCTGATGAGCTCCTCGAGGTAGCCGTTTGGCAGCTTGAAGCTGACCGCGCCGGCAAGAATCCTGAGAAGATAGCCTTCGCGCGGGGTGCCGCGCTGGACGCGCCGGTCGATGTAGGTGAGGGCCTCGACAAAGCGCCCGTTGCGCAGCTGGACCGGCAGCAGCGCCTTGACGTAGTGCCCGGTGTCCACGCCCTCGTGCTGGTCGAGAAAGAACTCGTCGCGGCGCGAGATCCGCCAGACCCCGCCCCGGCAGATGGAGCAGACATCTTTGCGGATCGTGGCCACGCCGCGCCGGTTAATGAGGAAGCGCCAGCCCGGCAGCAGCGCAGAGCCGACCCGCTGCGCATCCGGACAACGCCCGAGCATCTGCTGCGGGAGCATGTTCGACCCGTAGGCGAAGTAGTAGAGGCGGCTCATTTCTCCTCCTGCGGCTGTTCGAACGGGACGATGTTCTCGGGCGCGGCTGCCGGATCGATCTCCTTCA